TACGTAGACCGTATTGGTGATATCTACGGCGGTCAAGGCGATGCCAACGAAGGCGACGCAGTTGGTGCAGCTGGTAAGAAAATTTCTGTAAACACAAAAAGCGAAGTAGGCCCAGGCGCTGACTTTGGTGGTAAGCATGTTGATTTTGAAGGCGCTGAAGAAGCAGTTGACGGCAAGCCAATCAACAAGCCAAACAACGAGTACAGCAAAGGCGAAGGACGTCTAATTGGTAAAGTAGGCAATACACCAGGCGGCGACAAAAAGCTAAAGGCTGAACCTGCTGGTCACGGCGCTGAGAAAAACGGCGACACAGAAACAGGTAAAAAAGTTGGTAGTACTTCCGAAAAGGCTTCCATTAACAAGAAGTCTGAAATCGGTGGTAAAGTACGTTAATAGATTAGGACACGAAAATGGCTTTGTACCTAAAAGAGAACTTAACATTTGACCGGGCAAATATCAAGGTTATTACCGAAGATACTGCCGACGGGACTGGTAAAGATCTCTATATGGAAGGGATATTCATCGAAGGAGGCGTAAAAAACGCTAACGAACGTGTATATCCCGTCCACGAAATTGAAAAAGCTGTTTCAACTATCAATGACCAACTCAAAGGTGGCTACTCCGTTTTAGGCGAAGTAGATCATCCAGACGATTTAAAAATTAACCTAGACCGCGTAAGCCATATGATCACAAAAATGTGGATGGATGGCCCATGCGGTTTTGGCAAATTAAAGGTATTACCAACTCCAATGGGCGAACTAGTTAAGGCCATGCTGACAAGCGGCGTTAAACTGGGCGTTAGTAGCCGTGGATCTGGTAATGTCAATGAAGGAAGTGGACACGTTAGTGATTTTGAAATCATTACCGTTGACATCGTAGCACAGCCTAGTGCACCACATGCTTATCCTAAGGCCATTTATGAAGGCCTAATGAATATGCGTGGCGGTATACAGGTATTTGAAACGGCACGTGAAGCCGCTCAAGATCAAAAAGTACAGAAGTACCTGAAACAGGGTATTGAAGCCCTAATCAAAGATTTAAAATTATAGGAGAAATATCCAATGTTAGATGCTATCAAACCATTGTTGGATAACGGAATCATTAATGAAGAGACCAAGCAAGCCATTGGCGAAGCATGGGAATCACGCATTACTGAAGCCAAGGAACAAGTTCGTGCAGAATTACGCGAAGAATTTGCTCAACGTTATCAACATGACAAGCAAGTAATGGTTGAAGCTCTTGACAAAATGGTAACAGAGTCTCTCACTGCTGAACTATCTGAGTTCGCAGACGAAAAAAAACAATTAGCAGAAGATCGTGTTGCATTTAAAAAGCAAATGATCGAAAGCAGCAGCAAGTTCAATGATTTTATGGTTAGCAAACTATCTGAAGAAATCAAAGAACTACGTGCAGATCGTAAAACTTACGAGGCAGCAATTGCCAAGTTAGAAAACTTTACAATCCGTGCATTGGCAGAAGAAATCAAAGAGTTTGAGCAAGACAAGAAAGCTGTAGTGGAAACTAAAGTTCGCTTGGTTGCTGAAGGTAAAGCTAAACTAGCTGAACTACAAGCTAAATTTGTAAAACAATCTGCTGAAGCTGTTAAAGAGGCCGTAACCAGTTCGTTAGAGTCAGAATTGACTCAACTAAAAGAAGACATCCAAATTGCTCGCGAGAACATGTTTGGCCGTCGTCTATTTGAAGCATTTGCTAGCGAATTTGCTGGTACTCATTTGAATGAGAACAAGCAGATCCGTGAGTTACAAGCTCAGTTTGAGAAAGTAACCGGTAAATTGGCTGAAGCAGTTCAGGTAATTGAAACCAAGCAAGCTCTAGTTGAGAGTAAAGAAACAGAAATCAAGATCATCAAAGAATCGGCAGAACGCAAAGAAAAACTTAGCGAAATGTTGAAACCTTTGAACAAAGAGAAAGCCGCAGTTATGCGTGACTTGCTCGAAAGTGTGCAGACTGATAAGCTACAATCTGCATATGAAAAGTATCTACCAGCAGTTCTAAACAACACTCCTGTTAGTAAGCCAACCGCCAAGGTTGCTTTAACAGAGTCGCGTGTAGAAGTTACTGGTGATAAAACTGCTAAAACTGCCGTTGAAACTTCACAAGCACCAGACGTAATGTCAAATGTTTATGAAATGAAACGTTTAGCAGGGCTTAATTAAACCCTAAAAGGAAAGAGGAAATATTATGACACAAGCATTATTAGAAAGCCGTTGGGGCGAGACCAAAGAAGCCCTGTTAGAAGGCCTACAAGGCTCACGCCGCACAACAATGGGTGTAATCCTAGAGAACACTCGCAAGATGTTGGCAGAGAACGCTACAGGTGGCGCGACTCAAGCTGGTAACGTAGCTACACTTAACCGTGTAATTCTACCAGTTATTCGTCGTGTTATGCCTACCGTTATTGCTAACGAAATCGTTGGTGTACAACCAATGACAGGTCCAGTTGCTCAGATCCACACATTGCGTGTACGTTATGCAGATTCAGTTTCTGATTCTTCAGCATACGCTACAAGTGCAAACGCCGGTGACGAAGCATTGAGCCCATTCAAGATTGCTGTTGCTTACTCTGGTAGTAATACTACTGGTCAAGCTACTTCAACAGCTGCTCTTGAAGGCGTTGCTGGTAACCGTATCAACGTTCAAATCTTGAAACAAGTAGTAGAAGCTAAGACACGCAAATTGTCAGCTCGTTGGACATTTGAAGCCGCTCAAGACGCTCAGTCTATGCACGGTTTAGATGTTGAAGCTGAAATCATGGCTGCTTTGGCACAAGAAATCACAGTTGAAATCGACCAAGAAATTCTAGGCTCTTTACGTGCTCTAGCTGCAACTGATTACACATTTGATCAGTCTGCTGTTTCTGGTACAGCTACATTCGTTGGTGATGAGCATGCCGCTTTGGCAGTTCTAATCAACCGTACAGCTAACTTGATCGCTCAACGTACACGTCGTGGTGCTGGTAACTGGGCAGTTGTTTCCCCAGCTTCATTAACAGTACTACAAAGTGCTACAACATCTGCATTTGCACGTACCACAGAAGGTACATTCGAAGCTCCTACAAACACCAAGTTTGTTGGTACTTTGAACGGTGCAATGAAGATTTATGTTGACGGTTATGCAAATGACAGCCAAGCAGTTCTAGTTGGTTATAAGGGTTCAAGCGAAGCTGATGCAGCTGCGTTCTATTGCCCATATATTCCATTGATGAGCTCTGGTGTTGTTCTTGATCCAACAACATTCGAACCAGTCGTATCATTTATGACACGTTATGGTTATGTAGAGTTGACAAATACATCGTCATCTCTAGGTAATGCTGGTGACTATGTTGGCGAGATCGCTGTAGCTAACTTATCTTTCCAATAATCAGACAGAACTGATTTAACGAAAGTTAAAAAATCAACCCAAGGATGGGAAGGCAGAAAAGGACCGAAAGGTCCTTTTTTGTTGGCTGAACCATAAATACTATTAATATTAAGGAGTCGTAACATGGCAACAACAATTTACAAAGCAGGTGTTCCAAGTGTAACCGGCACAGCAACCAAAGGCAGTTTAAATGCCAATTCCACAGCAACCGCAACTGGAAACTATCCAGCATCTACTGTTTCACCTGTGACCGGTAAGGCAACTTACCTTGGCACAAACGGTGCAAATGGTACAACTGTTGCAGTAGGTACATTGAGCAAAAATACTCCACAGAGTTAACGATGACTATCACTACTAAAGTTGCTACCGTTCCGGTACCTGTAGCATCAACTGCAAAAACCAAAGTTGTTAGTCCTGTAACTACTACTACTTCAACTGCAAAAACCAAAGTGGCCAATCCTGTGACTTCTAAAGCAACAGCACAGGTCGCAACTACATCAACCACCCCAGCACCCGTGGCTGTTGCGGCCAAGGTTACTGTAACTGCTCCTGGGGCAGATACCAATCAACCGGCGCAAACAGCACAAAGATCAAAAACAACAACTGCTAGTCCTGTCACAGCACAACAAACTGGCAGTCACGCGGTATACCTATAACAATATTTTGTATCAAACAAAGCGGCCTAGGCCGCTTTTTTGTTGATGGTACCATAAATACACATGTTCACTTGCAAGAGTAACTCTCGGAGCACCACTCCGGGTAGCCTAGAACGCTAACGCCTTATAAGGCAAAGGAGAAATAAAATGGCAAAATTAAAAATCACAAAAACAAGTAATGGCGTAACAATCGACAAATATGTTAGCCCAACTGTTGTCAACGGTTATCACTTTGGTGGTACTGGCGGCGACACCAGTCAATCTGGAAATCAACTTCAAGGGCAGGTTCACATCAATGGACACACCGCTGGTCAAGGTTTTATCATTGCACAAAAAGGTATTCACAAGTTTCTTGTTCAAGATGCTAGTGCTAACACTGGTGTTTGCACATTAGCAAACACACCAAACCCAGCTGCTGGTCAAATGAATATCTTGGTTAATCTAAGTACACTAACTACAGCAAACGTAGTAACAGCTGGTAACATAGCTGGCGGAGCAACATCTGCTTATGTAACCTACACAGTATCTACAGTAGTTGGCCCAGTTGCCGCTCCACGTGTAGGCGACTATATCATTGGCTTTACTGGCAATGCTAGTGTTGCTCAAGTTACTGCAATCAACGCAACAGCCGCAGGTGTAGGCAACGTAACTGTTGCTGCCTCTGGCAACGTAGGTGCACAAAACTCTGTAACTGTAACCAACAGTACATACGCTAGCCGTATTACCAACAAGTTTGTTTACGATTTTGGTAATGATGGTAACGGATATCCTAATAAATTCCGTTATCGTTTAGCCGCACCGGATGCAACATTTGTTCAAGTACAAAGTGCTTAATTAACATAAGCACAACAAAAACCCGCTTCGGCGGGTTTTTTAATGAAAACTCAATATTACGTTAAGGATAAATACTACTAAATTAAGGTTTTTACACAATGGCCACAATAAAGAATATTCCTGATAGTTATACCATCAACGTGCCAACCATGACCGTTAATGGTAATTTGAATGTGGTTGGTACTACCACCAGCATCAACAGCGCCACACTAGATTTCACCGATCTACTGGTATTGAATTCCAACATTGGAGCAGTAACACCAACCATTGACGCTACCATTGCTGTGTATCGTGGCACTCAGGCCAACACAGCCATTCGTTGGCATGAAGCAACAAAAACCTGGCAAATAACAAACGACGGAACTACCTTTGGCAACGTTTTAACCGCTGGTATTCCTGCCGGTAACATTAACATCACTGGTGTTTCCTTGTACGACACAGCCAACACCACTGCACTCTATACTGGTACAGTCAGCAGTGGTAAATCGGGATTGTTTGTGGACAACACAAACGGAACACAACAAGAACTTGCAACTAAATCAGCCGCGGTGGCATTTAGTATTATATTTGGATAGGAAAAATTAAATGTCAATCATCAACTCAAACGTAACAACGGTAGCTAGTTCAATATATACTAGCACCAACAATAGTGCTACCACGGTAATACACTTTTGCAACTACACCAACAACGGTGCAACAGCAAACGTATGGTTAGTGCCCAATGGTAAACAGGCCAATGCCAGCACCATTGTCTATTCAAACGTGGCTCTGACTGCACAAAATACCCTGGTAGTAGACACAGAAAAAATTATTTTAGCAAACGGTGATTCAATCTATGCCAACGTAAGTGCAAACTTGTCAGTGACAGCGACCGTAAGTTACATTGGAATTTAACGATGGCTAGATATCTTAAAAATCCCACCATTGGTAAAAGTTTTAATTTGGCCGCCCAACTGCCGATTGTACCTAGCTCAAGCTATGGGGATTCTCCAGTCAACGGCCTGATTAGATTTAACCAATCCAATAGTCGCATTGAGTTTTATTACAACGGTGCCTGGAGTCAGGTTTCCAAAATTGGCACAGTTCCAATTGCCATTGACACCACCTCAACACTGGACGGTACAAATCAATACTCCTTGGCCAATGCACCAGCTGGTGGATATACCAATGGTCAGGAAAATAATGTGCTGGTGTTTGTGGGAGGTGTGCAACAACAGGCCAATGTAAATTATAATTTTTCTATAGGAACATATTCGAATACCCTTTATCTATCACCCAGTACCAGCGGTGATGCAGGTCAACCAATAATCGTAATTCACAATATCAATAGCACCAACGTGCCAGCCTAGGAGCCAACCAAATGGCAATAGGTAAAATATCAGGAGTAATGCTAAAAAACAGCCTGGATCGCCAGGGTGTTAACCTGCAGATTGATGGAAACCTTGCCCAATTTGATGTAACCAATCGTCGAGTTGGTATCAACACTACAAGTCCACAATACTCTTTAGATGTTAACGGCAATGCTCAGTTGGGCAACATTGTTGTCTACAATAACACAATCACCAGTACCACTGGTAAAATAGCACTTGGCAGTATTTCTAATGTAACACTCACGGGTGGATCTGCTGGCAGTATTATCTACACTGATGGTTCGGGCAACCTGGGCTACACAACCCTGGCAGTACTTTCTGCACTACAGGGTTTCACCGGCAACAACATAACCTTGGGTACCAGTCAGTATATCAACTCTGGTGGCAACATTGGCACCAGTGCGTTGACCACCGGTCTTACGGTGTCAGATGCAATCAATCTGTTGGATGCGATCCTCAGCAACATTACCAATGTCAGTGGCAACGTTGTTACCACCGGCAATCTTTATTTGAATGGTGTTCCTGGTTACGGAACTATCAACAATGTATTGATAACAGACGGCACAGGTGCTACCAGTTTTGTAAATGCCAACACCATTCCGGCTGTGGTCAGCATCAATGCCAATACTTCTGCTATCAATGCCAACCTGACAGCAGTCAACGTGGCCATTGCTGCTATCAATGCCAATGTGACCAACGTTGAAGGTAACACTATTGTATTAGGCGCCAACACCGTGGCATCATTGAGCAGTAATGCTGTGACCCTGACACAAACAACCAAAGTTACAGATGCCATTGCTCAATTGAACTATGTGCTCGGTAAACTGGTACCACCCAGCCCACCAAATTTCCCCAACTCAACCAGCCTAACACTCACCAGCGGTACCACCGGTGGCCTGATGTGTACCAACTTTACGCAGGTTGACAACACCGGAACACACGGACAGCTGACAGCTGGAACATTGTTCAGTGCTGTCAGAGCCAACACCTATGCAACCACAGGTCCAACCAATGTGGGCCCGGGCAGTAGCGGAACCGTTACAGTTTACCTAAATGGCTTGCCAGCTGGAGCACTTACCTTGAATGCCACTGCCACTGGAAATTACACCAACAGCAATCTAGCTATTACCAACGTCGAAGACTACCATGCGGTAGTGTCAAGCGTGACCGCTGGATTCTGGTCTGTGTTTACTGCTGCCGCCAGTGGTAGCAATATTCCACAAGGATGGAACAATGTGTACATCACTGATAGTGCCACTGCCGGCAACACAGGTGCCTTGACCTGGTACAATGATGTTTCGGCTACCAACGCAGGCACTCCAACATTTACAGCCACAAGCATTGTGTTGAGTAGCAACGTGGTGCAGTATTCCAGTACAATACCCATGCTGACCACAGGTGCAGGATTTACCTTGACTGGTAACGTCAATAACCTAAGTGGCGAAACATATCCAAACAATGGCGGTCTATTGATTTATAACTCTGTGGGCGGTGGAGCCATTGCAGCCGCTGGACAAGTATCTTACTCTTCTGCCGGCATTGCAACTCCACTCTATAGATATTCCTATGCCAGTAGTGTGGGCAACGTGGGCAATGTTAAATTTACAACAACTGCAAACATCACCAGTGGATTTGGGTCAAGCTCGGCCGGTCCAACCCTGTATGTCAACAACAACTACAACGTAGGAAGTGCAACATACAGCCCCGGAGCAACCGTTCTTTATAAAACTGGTACCAGCAACGCCATTGAAGAAACCAGTATTCCGGTTACCACTACCAAGGGAACCACTACCGGTGTTCGCATTGTAAACCCAGGCTCGGGCGACAATCCAACCTATACAGGCAGTGAAGCGGCCTTTAATAGTCAAACAGGACCGTTCTATACCTATGATGCAACCAATGTGGCATCTAAAATTCAATTTGATCAAACAAACTACAGCTCGGGCTATTTGCCAGTTGGCCCAAATCTAAGTGGTCAAGGTAGTAGCCAATACTTTACCTTTAAATTCACACAAGCAACCTTGCAAAACTTTAATATCAGCTACACCGGTACCATTGCTGGCCTTTGGGTAGCATTGCCCGGCAGTACCATAGACACAACAGCCGCACCAACCAATGGTTGGTTAAATATGGCACAGGCCTATGCAGGGTCAGGTGTCCCGGGAACTGGATCGGGTGGTAACGGATCCACTGGTTGCTCTACTGGTGGTGCAGCAACACTAAACAGCAACGGAACCTACAGCGTGACATTTACTCCAGGTACGGCTGCCAGCGTTGGTAGTGTTTATGTTAGAATTAAATTAACCTCTGGACAAAGTTTAACTGCCCTAAGCATAGTAACTAATACACACTAATATGACCATAGCACAAACAGAAATAGTCGACATATTATATAAGAAACTTCAAGGAGTTTCCAAGACCGATCTGTCTACGGCTAAATCACCTGCCAACGAAGGCAATGCCAGTCCACAACTGAGTCCTGGATCAACCATTTGGCAACAGGATTACCTGATACCTGCTGTTACAACCTTGCCAACCAGCAATAGTAGTGTGGTTACGGTGTATCGTCAAAGTCTGAGTTCAACCGCACAGGCCATAGCATTGAGCGAAAGCAAAAGCCAAGAAACCTGGGCAACAAATTTAACAAACTGGATTCCTCCTCAGTATGGTGCTGGATATCAGTTAAAACTATATGCAGGTCCTCCCGGCAGTTCAACTCCAGAAAACTTTACCAACCTGCCTGTGGGCGGATCTGGCAACAACGATTCATGGTATTTTGACTACTCGGCTGGTATTGTAAACTTTGCTGATACCAACGTGCCAACTGCTGTTGCCAACGTGGCCAACGTGGTCTATGTTGAAGGTGCTCGTTATACTGGCCAAACAGGTATCACAAGTTTTGTTGGCACCACGGCCTTTGCAAATATCACTGTCAGCAATTCTGCGACCGTTGGTGGCATTACCACTATCACATCGTCTGCACAAAATACTGGTATAAACACTGGTGCACTACAAGTCACACAAGGCGGGGCTTACATTGCCGGTAACCTGTATGTTGGCGGCAACATCAATCTGTCTCAGGCCAATGTTGCTGTATTCTATGGCAATAGTGGTGTGTTCTACGGTAACACCGCAGGTGACGGAGCCTTGTACGCTGGTATTGTTTCTGGCTACCTGGCAGAACCCCTGGCCACAATTCAAAGTACGGCCAATCAAAATAACTATGCCGGTATATTGAATGGACAAAATATCAACTCCGGTAGTCAAGCATCAACCGACATCTTCCTGAGTCCCAACAACGGCACCTACAACGATACCTATGTTGACCTGGGCGTAGCTAGTAGCACATATAACTATCCAGGGTTTGGTATTATTAAACCAAACGATGCTTACCTTTACAACCAAGGCAATGCAACCACTGGTGGTGGTAATTTGATCCTGGGCACAGGTGCGGTCAATGACATAGTATTTGTAGTACAAGGATTGAACGCCAACAATGAAGTAATGCGTATTACCAGCGCCAATGTGGTAGCTATCAAATCAACCATTGCCGCAACCAGCACAACGTCCGGTGCCCTGACCATTGCGGGTGGTGCAGGTATCAGCGGTAATTTATATGTTGGCAGTAACGTCAACATTGCCGGTACCGAAACGGTTGGCAATATTGTTACTACCAATGGCCTATTCTGGGCAAACGGTGTTAACGCCCTGGCTCCAAGCTACGGCAACACACAGGTGGCCGCTTACCTGTTGACCAACACCGGAAACATCAGTTCTGGCAATATTGCAGTCACCGGCAATGCTGTTATCACAGGTACTGAAACGGTTGGTAATCTGATTACAACTTCTGGTGTGTTCTGGGCCAATGGTGTATCATTTGCTCCAGTAACCTATAGCAATGCCAACGTAGCCACATACTTGCCAACCTATTCGGGTAACCTATACCCTGGAAATGTAACATCAACCTTTTACGGCAGTATACACACTGATTATATCTTGACCAATACTACCGGTGTAGTATCAATGGCTATTAATTCAGCACTTGGGTTACCCACTGGCGGAAACTCAGCCAGACCCAGCAGCCCACAGGCTGGTCAATTTAGATACAACTCTGACATTTCCACCATTGAGTTTTATAATGGTGCAGGATGGGTCAATTTAAGTAGTGCCATTACTGGTCAAGATTTTTATGGCGATGGCGCCAGCACTCAGTTTACTTTAAATAGTGCCACCACAGCCACTGGTATCTTAGTCAGTATCAACGGTGTGGTACAACAGCCAGGTGTGGCCTATACAGTATCTGGAAATCAAATCATATTTACGGAAATTCCGCAGGTCACTGACCTAATTGACGTAAGATTCCTGGCATCAGCAGTGACAAACAATTTTAATGATGTTGTGGTCAATGCTTCGTTAATTCCAGTCTCAACAGCCAACATCATTCTTGATAGTTTTGATGCTACTCTCTATAGAAGTGCAAAGTACACTATCAGTGGCACCACACACATGGCCGAAGTACAAATACTTCAAAATTCTGGTGTTGTGTTGCTAAATGCGTACGGTGTGCTAAATACTGATAGTAATACAATCAATTACTACGCCAACATCAACGGTAGCACGGTAAACTTACTGGCTCAAGGTACAACTTCTAGCAACGTTAGAATTCAAAGTACCTACTTCACAATATAATTCCCGAGTCCTTTCAAAATTAGCACCGCAAGGACCATTTTCTCACGGCCGCGATAAATACATTATAATTAAAAAAGGAATCATCTGTGTCTACTAATTACATAACCCGAATTAAAAACAATCAGATCACTGATAGCACAATTACTTCGGCAAAACTGGCGCCCAACACACTGACTGGTGGAGTATTTGCAACCAACTTGACACTGAATTCCAACGTTACCATTCTTGGTAACCTGTCGGTAGCAGGCAATACAGCCAGTATCAACTCAATCAACACCTACATCAACGACCCTGCTATTATCTTTAACAACGGATATTCTGGTAGCTTGACTGGTTATGACATTGGTTTTATTGTCAATCGTAACTTGTCAACCTTGGCTGGTTATGGTGCAGTTAACACAGCCTGGGTATGGGATGAAAACCAAGCTGCTTTCTTGGCCATTGCTACATCAACATCTACAACTGCCAACAACATTGTTACCGTAACAAATTCTGGGTTTGCCAACGTACAGTTAGGCAACCTAAAAGCCAACAGCTTGACTGTTACCACTGGCACAATTACTGCCACTACAGGTGGTATTCAAAATACACCCATTGGTAGTGCTACAGCCAGTACCGGTGCATTTACGACCTTAACAGCAACAACATCAAATCCTATTACCTTAAACGCAACAAGCGGTAACATTACAACGCTGTCTGCTCCTAATTTTAGTACTGGCAACGCAGTTATTACCGGAGCACAAACATATATTGGTAGTACTGGCACACCAATTGCAAACGTACAAGCAACCTTGGGTACCATTACCACTTTATACACAACAACAGAATACGCTACCAACTTCTCAACAGCCAATGCTGTAATTACAGGTGGTTATGCAACTGGACTAGCCAACGTATATGCCACAACAGCATACGCTACAAACTTTAGTTCAGGCAACGTATACAACATCAGTGGATCAGCTGGTACCTTGGTTGCCACAAACTTTAGTTCGGGTAACGTGGTATTGACAGGTGGTTATGCAACTGGACTGGCCAACGTATATGCCACAACAGCACAGGCCACAAACTTTAGTTCTGGTAACGTGGTATTGACAGGTGGTTATGCAACTGGACTAGCCAACGTATATGCCACAACAGCACAGGCCACAAACTTCAGTTCAGGTAACGTTTTAATCACAGGTGGATCTTTATCTGGCATCACAAACCTAAATGTAACAACAGAAACAGCCACAAACTTTGCTTCTGGTAATGCTGTGATTACAGGTGGATCTTTATCTGGCATCACAAACCTAAATGTAACAACAGAAACAGCCACAAACTTTGCTTCTGGTAATGCTCGTATCACAGGTGGCTATGCAGATAACTTCCCAATTGGTGCCAACAACTCATCAACTGGATCATTTACAACTTTATTCACCAGTGGTATTTTCACTGCATGCTCTACTGTGTTAGCTTCGAGTGGTGCTGCAAGTACCAGTACATCAACTGGTGCATTGCAAGTCCAGGGCGGTGCAGGTATATCAGGTGCTGTTTACGCAGGTAGCATTCAAAATACTCCAATTGGTTCCACTACAGCGAGTACCGGCGCATTTACAACCATAACTTCAAGTGGTACATCAATACATTATGGTAACGTGGTTGCCGCATCAGGCACAGCAAGTACAAACACAACAACAGGTGCACTAGTTGTGGTAGGTGGT